TCACTTCCGGCTCTTGGGCTTCCCCGCCTTCGCCTCAAGCTCCTGTAGATGCTCCCGGATAAGCTTCTCAAGGTACTTTGAAGGCGTCCACTCCTTTGCATCGGCAAGCGCTCGAATCTTCGCGGCGACGGCCTCGTCGACCCGCGTGCTGAGCACGATCATTTTCTTGTCTCCCTTCATGGCCGCCATGATGCGGCGTTTCTATGTAGACATGGTCTACGAAAATGTCTACCTTGTCTACGTGGTCAGCCACAGGAAGCGGCCCGCGCCGATGTTCGCGCATCGGACACGGGCCTAACCCTCACAACGGAGGAACCCGTTTATGAAGGCTATCGCAGCGACTACCCCTGAAGCCGGCGGCGCCGCAAGCGTCCCGGCTCGTTCTCCCCGGAAACCCAAGGCCCTAATGCTCCAGGCCATCCCTGAGCCCACCACGCTCCTGCAGGCCATCATCCAGGCGGCGAGCAACCCCGCGATCGACGTTGCCAAGGTCGCCGAGCTGACGCGCCTGCATCAACAGCTTGAGGCGCGCGAGTGGGAGCGGCTGTTCAACGTGGCCATGTCGGCTTGCCAGGCCGATCTGGCGCCAGTCGCCCGCAACCGGGCGAACGATCAGACCAGCTCCAGGTACGCCGATCTCGCCGCACTCGCCGAGCACGCCCTACCGATCATCCACAGCCACGGTTTTGCCGTGAGCTTTGGCGAGACCGCGACGGAGAAGGCGGGCTGCATCGGCATCGGCGTGCGCGTCAGCCATCGCGAGGGCCACACGGAGCGCCTGGAGTTCCACATCCCCGTGGAAACCTGCGGTTTCAAGGGGACGCCCAACAAAACGCTGGTACATGCCTACGGCTCGGCGATCACATACTGTCGCCGCTACGCGCTCCTGTCCGCCTTCAACATCATTGTGGCCGGCGACGACGACGGCAACGCGGCCGGCAAGCGGCAGAGCGCCTATGCGGCCCGCAAGGCCGGCGACTACCCCGGCCTGGAGCGGCGCATCCGCGGCGCGCAGACCATGGAGGAACTGCAGCGGGTCTGGAGCGCCGCCCAGTCGGTCCTGCAGCGCTGGCCCCAGGGCTGGGTGGAGCACATCACGGAAGAGAAAGAGCTGCGCAAGCAGGCGTTGATGCCGTTGACGCGTCAGCTCGCGGATTCGGCCGCCCAGTTGGACCGCGACGAGGGCATTCGGGAGGCGATCTCCCAGGACCAGCGCGAGCCCTCGTTCTGCGAGCTCTACAGCCCGAGCCCGTGGCGATGAAACTTGCCGCCCCGCTGCATCCTGCGGCGGGGCATGTTACTAGTGCAAAGGAGTTTTTGCCTATGACACCCCGACACCTCGTCCCAATCGACCCGCCAGAGGCCGTGCGCCAAGTCTGCGATGATATCGCTCTGGACCTGCCCAACACACACACCGCGACGTGGCTGGAGCTGGTGGCCTTCCGCGACACGCGCACGCCGCACGACGCGCGGCGCCTCATCAACGCGCTTCGGAACATCGCTATGCGCGAAGACCTCGCCAGCAGGGTCGAGACCTTGCTGGGCGAAGGCGTGTTGCTGGAGCTGAAGGACGGAAGGGGGCGCCAATGAGCTATGCACCCGACGAGATCGAAGACGCCGAGACCGTGACCGAGACCAAAGTCGTCGGCGTTATCGAGCGAGAGATGATCGACCTCGTGGAGCTGCTCGGGGCGCTGGAGGCGCTGTCGTGGGAAGGCGAGGCTGATCAGATCCAGGCGCTCGTGAGGCATGCTCTGCACCAGGCCAAGGTCTGCCGCCATCTTGTCAGCGATGCCATGTCCGGGATGGCGTCGTTTGACATGCCGAAACCTTTGCACGAGGAGTAGTCCGCCATGAGCGACTACAGCCCCGAGACCTGGAAGGTCGTCGATAGCGTCCTGAACGCCTACGATCCGCATTGGGTCGAACAGGAAATCGGCGACAAGCACGACCAGCGCGAGCGCATGCGCCGTGCGCTCGTTGTTGCAGGGCTACTCGTAACAAACTGCGGGAGGGGAGATATCAAGCCATGACACACGTCACCTTCAACTGGTCTGCCTGGTGGCGATCGAGGCGGCCCGTTCTCATCATGATCGCGCTGTGCCTCGCCACATCGGCCGGACTGGCGCTGGCAGGAGTCGACGAGCTGTGGTCGGCGCCTCTCTTCCCCGCTGCCGTGTTCGGGGTCGTCATGGCACTGGACGCAGGCACCAGGATCGCCGAGCTGGCGCGGCTGCTCCGCCGTTAGTCCTGCGGCGGCTTCCGCGTCGGGCCGAACGCCTCTTCCATCTGTTCCCGTGTCGCAATTCCTCCGGTCGAATTGCGCCAGCCGTGCCCACGCAGGCGGGGATCGCGCTCAAGGAAGAGATCGACCCTCGGCCGGCGCCAGTCGGGCAACGAAGGGGGAGGTGCGGCCGAGCCCGTCGTCTCTTGCGACTGGCTGGGGACCTCGGTAGGGGTCCTGAGCGGCGGGCTGGCCGGGGTCGTCAAGCCACGGTGGCGCGCCTCGGCGATGGCGCGGCCAACGAAATCTTCAAGCGCCTCCGGTGTGGCTCCCCATGGCCCGCCGGGCGGCTGTCGGCCGAGCTGCAGATAGGCGCGCACCGCCGCCTCCTGCTCGACGGGCGATGCCACTGGGCCACCGTAGTCGTACCCAGGCGCGCGGTCGCGTACCGGAAGCCGCGCCATGACGCGGCTGGCGATGTCGCCGCCGACTGGACGGCCGGTCTGGGGGATGCCGGTCTGGCCAGGCGTCACGATCTCGGTGACGGCCGGCCGGGACCACGGCAGCAGCCGAGCCGGCGCGGTCAAGCCGCCATCAACGCCAAGCCCTTGTGGCGCGTACATAATCGCACGTCCTCCGAGCTCCCACCAGGGCACGCTAAAGCGATCCGTAGGCCCGACATCCCAGCCGAGCGCCGACGAGGCACGGGCGCGCTGCAGATCGGCCAGCGTCGTGAACTCGCTAGCGGCGGGCTGGTACGGCGGCTGCGGCGTCTGCGCGGCGCGCGGCGCGAAGCCCGCGACGGCCGGCCCGGCCGTGCTGGACGAGGTGTCACCTTCCGCTAGACGGCGCCGCGCGACCTCCAGGGCGGCGGCAATGGGGGAGAGAGCCGCCATGGGCGCGGATACGGGAGCGCCGGCCATCTCGCCGGCAAAGTGCAGCCACGGGTAGGGATCGGCAAGCCTTGCCGCCTGTCGCTGGCCGCGCGTGTCCTGGCCGGAGGCGGCGCCCAGCGCGTCGTCAATGCCCGACATCGATCCAGCGCGGAAGCCGCTGCCGAACGACCCCAGGCGCTGCCAGATTGGGCCGGCGGCGGCGCCTAGGGATTGATCCAGTTCTGCGAGCGCGTCGGCTATGTCCATCTGTATCCCCTAATTCTCATCCGCGCCACCGCGCGGACAGCATCATATACGTCTCGGTTCCGAGGATTGCAGACGGTGATACCGCGTTCGTAGCTACTTCCAATGCAGTGACGTCATTTCTGCCCAGCGACGGCGCCTGTAAGTGTTGTGCAAAGGCGTTGTCCGCGCCATCGCCGGAAGCGCCGCCTGTACTGTTGTCATCGTAGTTGTAGCTATAGCCGCGCCGGCCGCTCATCGTGCTCGTCGAATTCCAGCCGATGCCGATTTGGAATTTAGCGCCCTCGATGTTGATGGATTCAATATCTTGAGTGAATGAGAGATCGAAGAACTCTTCCGCAAGCCCACAGAACACCGTCACGCTGTTGGTGCTGGCATTGTTGGATGCCCGGATCGTGTTGGTCGCGTAGGTCCAGCTCGCCGTGGAATCGCCAGCCTTCAGATAGAGCGGCTGCCGGTTGTAGGCATTCCAGATCCCCCACTTGCGGCTCTGCCCCCACGAGCGGTGGCACGTCACCTGCCCGTTGCTCCCGTCCATGAAGATGGAGCCAAGATAGGTCGCCGTATTCGCCGGGATCGTATAGGTCGTCGAGCCGTTCCGGCCGGTGATCTGCACGGCATTGACCCAATAGCCGGCAAGGCGGGTCAGCTCCGTTGTGCTGGCGCCCGTGCCCCGTGCGCAGGAGCCCGCCGTGGAGGTGGTCCACCCTGGCCCTGTGGCCAGCGTCAGGACGCCCGAATTCGAGAACAAGAAGATATCATAAAGCGTATTGGCGGCATGGGAGGCGACAAGCGTCAGCGTCAGCTCCGAGAACGTGGTCGGCACCATCCGCGAGCCGTTGTAGACCGGCGCGAGGTTGCCGGTGAAGGGCGTGTAATAGACCGCCGTCGCGCCGGTCACATCTGAGGTGATGATCGGCGTCTGGCTGGTGAGGGTGAGGTAGCCCTGGGGAGCGGTAACGACGGGAGTGGCCGAGGAAGCGTTCAGCGCGGTCCAGACGGCGGCGGCGGCATTGCCGGTCGTCGTACAAACGTACATAAGGGAGTTGGTGCGGTCCCATACCATCGACGGGAGCACGCCGGAGGATGCGGCGGTGCCAGCGACGCTGCCGTTCGGATCGCCCGCCGTTGTGGTCCACAGTGGGACGCGGGCGAGATCGGTCGTTGAAACCGGGTCTACGGTCCAGATGACGTTGGCTGACGCATCCTTCAGGACGACCTTGTACTTCTTTTCGGGGTGCAGAAAGACGTCAGTGGACGGCCAGCCGGCCGCGTTCAGCGTAACCGTCGAGACCCCAGAGGTTAGGTTCTCGTTCGGGTACACGTCCTCGGGCGTGACCGTGCTGGTCAGGTAGAACGTAAGCGAGCCGCCTGCGTAGGGGCGGCCGGTGCTATCGGCGAATTGGAATTTCGGGATGGGGAGGAGGATGGCCACGTCTAGCTTTTCCGCATGAAGAGTGTAAACGTCCCGCCATCGCTGGCGCCGAGGCTGGTGGTGGTGATCAGGATGTCGCCGTTGGCGCCTGTGCCAGCCTTGGTTGAGGCAACGCCGCCGACGCGCTTCCAGTCGAACTCGAACGGATGTCCATCTGGCAGCCGCGCAACGGTCAAGTCGGCCGACGCGTCGAACGAGAGCGCGGCCGTGAAGCCGCTGAGATGGCCCTCGATCCGGTCAACGACCGTCTTCGTTCCCGTCGTCGGCGTGAAGGCGGAGCGATCGACGAGCAGTGTGCTGCTCTCATCGCCCGAGCCGTCGCCGACGATGTTGACGAGCTGCACGAGGTTGCGCGGGCCGTCCTCGATTGTGGTCTTGCTGATGGTGTTAGCCATGGTCACGGTTTTTCAGCGGCGCGCTGCCGTTTCCAGCCGGCCAGATACTTTTCGTCCGTAAACTTCGGATCGACCCTTTTGATCGACGCCAACGCCGATTTTGCCTCCTCGTCGAGATCGGCGAGCGTCGGCTCCCTCGATGATCTCGACCTGCCCGACTGCGGCCCGGAGCGGCTCACGGCCGGCGGCGCGACGCGCGCCTGATTCAGGAATTTGTTCGGGAAGGTCTTCTGTAGCTGGGCCTTCACCGTCGCGAGCCGCTTCGCGGTGTCCGGGATCTTCCGCATCATGGAGGCGTCAAGCGCGATGGCTGCGGCGTGTAGCTCCTCGTCGGTGTTGAACCATTGGTTCTCGGCCACCCACCGGGCTGCGGTTGAATCTGGCACTGCCTGCTGCTGAGCTGGATCGCCATGCGGGTGCTGCGCCTGCTGGCTGGTGAGCTGGGCAACTAGCGCCTTTCCCTGCTCAGCGATCTGCCGCAGATTATCGATTTCCCGTGCCTGATCGGCGACCTGCTGGCGCAAGCCGGCGATCTCCTGCTCGGTCTCGGCGGCGCGCATGGACGTGGGCCGCTGGGCCGTGCGATCCATGCGGTCAATAATGTCATCGATCGATGTGTCGTTGAGGATGTCCTCAGCGAGCCATTGCTTGTTCACCCCGGTAAAGCCCCTAAATAGCGGTTCTAACTGCCGCCGCCGTGTCCACGACCGGCGAGCCCCAAACACGGCGGCGGCCAATCCGCGCAGAGATCAAGCCGGACAGGAAACGGCTCGCAGCGCGCGGAACTCATTTGATCCGGCCATCCGTGGTCGTCACGGTGTTGATAGGCTGGCCGGCGCGTGTGGGCAGATAGCGGCCGTCGACTCCCGGCGCACCACGCGCGATGACGCCGCGCGCCATGTCCGCCTCAACTTGCTTGCGGGCCTCCTCGATCTTCCCCTTATCCTGCAGCCACCACTCGATCGGCACCATCATTCTGTAGGCGTACATCCCGCCGCCGCTGCGCTTGGTGCCCACGAGTTTTCGGATGGGCGAGCCGTTCTTGTCGGTCATCATGGCGTACCCGGCCGCCAGTGCGCGATCGATCCGGCCCTCGGCATCGTCGTTAAACCAATGCGCATGGAATCCAGTAGGTGGAGGACTGTTGTCGAGGCGCCGGACGAGCCCACCAAAAGGATGGCGGGTCTCGGCGGTTACCGGCCGGCGACCAAGCCAATCTGCGTACTGCGGATCGACATCTGGTGCGGCGGCCGGTGGCGTGCCGCCCCCATCCGGGGCGGGAGTAGCCGCGTCGTCGGTCTTGCTCTTGGCCATGCTATGCTCCGGTCGACGCATACGCGCCGCGCCAGTCCGCTCTTCCGACTGACATCCGTTCGTAAGCGGCGTATTTCTGGACCATATTGTCGAATTGGCCGTCTTCTTGGAAGGACAGCGGATCGCGTTGAAAGTGGATGGCCCCGTGGCGCGCGTTGGTGCGAATGAAGTACGCATCCGGATCGTCGAAGTAGTGGTTGACCTTGATCCCATTCGGGAATTCGCCAGTCATCTTCAGGGCGTTGACCGCGTTCTGAGCGGTGTCGTTCTGCAGCACCGACTTCAGGATGCGCGTCGCCTCGAACCAGTTGCTCGGGTGGACGTGCAGGCTCATGGCCCGCAGTGGGATCTTTCGGCCCCTGCTGTCCTTGGCGGTCATGATTGCGATGACAGCATCCTCCAGGCTGGCCTCGCTCAGATCTGCGGAGTTCAGCAGATTGCTCTGATTGCCGGAAGCACTCGGGTGCGATGCAGAGAACCACGGCACGCCGTCCGGCCCATTGGTCGTAAAGCCGTTGTTATAAAAATTTGCGCAGACGATCTCGTGGCCCTGGCGCATCGAGAATGCCAAGTCACCGGCCCGGCGCTTGCCCACCGCCGCATATTGGTTGTCGCGCATTTCCTCCGCCGTCACCATAAAACCGAGCGCATACGCGACGTGGGTGAAGCGGGCGGTGACACCCTGTGAGGTGGTATCGTAGGTAATGGACTCGCCGGCGGGCTTGACCTGGGGGAGGCCGAAGCCGACGGACTCCACAACCTCCTCGTAAGCCTTGTCCGAGGTGTCCTGTTCGAAAAGGTCGGTCCACTCGACAGGATGTTCGTCATAATCCTGCCCGAACCAGGCGGAAATCCCGGGCCACATGGCCTTAGGCGTCGTACCGCTGGTGATTAACTGGCTCATTGATCAGTATTCCCTCTATTTCGTTGCTTGTGTCAGCGCCGCGACCTGGCGGCTGCGGCGTACTCATCCTCGGACATGCGTTTCGCGAATTTCGGATCGGCCCTGGTGATTTGGTGGTAGGCCGCCCGTGCGTCGTATTCGGCGCGGTCGCCGAAGATGCCGGCGATCGATCGCGAGGTGTAGGCCAAGCGATCCGTCAGCGGCACGCCGGCCGCTGCCATCTGGGCCTCGATGCCGATCGCGGCCGTTTGGAGCGCCGCGTTCTGATCAAACCAGGGGTTCGCCGCTCTCCACCGCTGGAGTTCGTCTTGATTGTCAGCCATCAGTGCATCCTTTCATTTTCGCCGTCATGCGGTCACCGGCTGGTACAGATCGACGACGATGCGATCGAGCTCAACTCGAACCGCCTCGACGTCGGAGGGTCTGATCCCCAAGAAGCGAAACAGGCGACGAGGCGTCACCGCCTTGCAGCCTGTCGCGCGCTGGTAGAGCCACGTGGAGCACACGAGTTCTCGGGTAACGCTGCGCGAGCGGTCGTTAGCCATCTCTGTGCGTCCTTTCGAAGTGTTGACGAAGGTCGGCGACCACTGCCGCGATCTCCTCGGGCGACCTGAGCGGCGGCCAGGGCTCTCCGGCCCGCTCGGCATGGAAGCGCAGGCGCCCGGCGATGGCCTCGATCCGGCGGTCGAATTCTTCCGCCGCGCCCTCGCTCGGCAGTGCCTTGGGCGGCGTCAGCCGCTCGATGCGGGCGGCGATGCGATCGATCCTGGCACGGGTGACCATCACGCGGGCTCCGTCCAGCCGGGCGGCAAATTCCCGCCGGAATCGCCGTGCAGCGCGTAGCACTCACCGCCGGGAAGGCAGCAAGCCGCAAGCCAGCCGGCGCCAGTCGGATCGTTGTGGACAATGAGGCGCTCGATGCGATGCCCAGAGCACGGACGCGCGCGCATCTCGGCAACGTCGATGGCCTCGCTCCTGTCGCTGCGGAGCGGCCACGCCTTGTCGCGCTCGACGAGCCAAATCTCACTCTTGGGCCGGGGCGCGTGCCGCTCGGCGATACGATCTATACGCCGGGAGAGCTGGGCGATGACGTTGCGGGGTGCCATCAGTGAGTCCACCCTCGCGATGCAGCGCTCTCCAGCTTGTCGAGCTTGGCGCTGAGTTCCTGCAACTGCTGCTGCTCGGCAAGCCTGGCCTTGCCGTCCGTTGCAGCGACCATTGCTTTTGGGTCGTCGTTCTTCAGGGCGACCTTGCGCGCTTCTTCGTACTCGGCGGCAAGGTTGTCGATCGTCAGCGCGTTGCGCTTGGCTGCGGCGGCCCTCAGCTCGTTGAGCCGTAGCGTAACCTTAGCGTCCGCGAGTAGCCTGGAGGCGGCCACATGCACCGATTCCGCCGACATGCGTGCAGCACGGTACGCAGACCGATACGCTTCGGAGGCGCTGCCGGTCTCCATATAGGCGGCGACGAATGCCTCTTGTTTGGGGGTCACAGGAAATCCGTGGGCTGTTTGGTTTTGACGTGGCCGTGCTGGTCGAGGCGCACGCCATCGCGCTCCAGTTCACGGAGCACCGTCTGGCGCACAAGCTCGGAGACTGATTGATGCCGGCGGCGCGCTGCGAGATCGAGCGCAGCCATCAGGCCGGCAGGTGCACGGAATCGGACGATGGAGGGAAAGCGCGCGTCAGATGTGAATGCTTTTGACATGTGCCCTCGCTGTCATATGGACGTGGGCACAAGGACTGTCAGTGTTCGCTAAGCTTGTCGCCGCGCAGTTGGGGCACTTGGGGCAGTTGGGGCGCTCCGGCCCATCCGGGCAAACTCTCTTGCGATCGAGCGTCGCGACGGCATATCAGCCCGGTAGCCCATGCGGACCAGCTCGGCAAAAACTAGACTGTCACGGGTCACGATGCGGAGATAAGGCGGCAGCAGCCCCCTCGCATCAAGCGCGTCGATGGCGGCGCGGATCTTGTTGCGGTGACCGCGCATCATGCTGTGCCTCCCGCGTTGCACACGATGCAAGGGCACGCGGCTGCCATGCGGGCGCGCCAAGCCTCGAATTGCTCGGGATGGTCACCGGCCCAGGTCAAGGCGAAGTGGATCATCTCGCCGCCGTAGCTGGTGTCCTCATAGCCCACCGCCATCGCCTGGAGGCCAAACTTGGGATGCCGCCTCCATAAGCATTCTCTGACGAACCATGGTGGCAGCTGCTCGGGCTGGCGGTGTCGCTTGCGGCGCATTGAATGCGTCTCTCTAGGAAGCTGCGGGCAGACGCGGACGCTACGTCACAATCGACTTACGGAGGTGTCCTTTTAAAAAGGACAGGATCTAAGACAGGATAGAAGACAGGATAGTGTCCGGTTGAACGGCATGGGTGGCGTCCGGTTTACCGGCATGGGTCGCGTCCGGTTTAACGGCCCGTCCGGTTGAGCGGCATATGTCGTCCGGCCGTACTAGTTGCCATGCCGCTCAACCGGACGGGTTGCCATGCCGTTCAGACGTACTAGTTTCCTCGTAGGCGGTGACGATCGCGTCCATGACCCGCTGTGAGATCACCCTGTAGGCATTGGCCCGGCCCGGTCGGTTCTCACGGGCGATCAGTCCGTGCCGCTCCAGCTCGCGCAGCGCCTCGAACACGGTGTGGAGTTTGCTGACTTTGGCGTAGACAGCGAGTCTGGCGGCGCTGGCTTCCGCGTCCTCGTATGCGGCGTTCGCCCTGATGATCAGGCCGATCAGCAGCAGGGCCTGCGTCGCGCTGAGCTTCGGGTTCTTCAGGACGGCGTCGACAGCGGTGATTTTCGCAACCACGTCCCGGCGTTGCGGTGTCATCTGATTGCTCCCAGGACCACCGCCACGACGAGGCCAAGCGCGGCCAGGGCGACGATGACCTTGATGCCGTCGGATTTCCGGGACGACATCCAATAGCCGTGCCAGGTCATGCGGCCAAGCGCGCGCCTGCCGACCCGTTGGGCCTTCAGTTCGCCGTCGCCCATCGAGCGCCACGGCTCGGGCCAGGAGTCTCGCGGCAGCAGGTCGAGCCAGTCGCGGGCCGGTTTGCCGGTATCGCCGCGCATCAGGCGGCCTCCGGGTTGAAACTCGCGAGCCAGCGTTCGACCTCGGACGCGCGCACGCCTAGCGCGCGCCTGCCGACCCTCTGGGCCTTCAGCTCGCCGTCGGCGATCGCTTTTAAAACGGTGACATAATGCCGGCCGGTCCGCTCGGCGATTAGCCTGGGCCGGTAAAAACGGTCCGCTAGGGGATCTTTGACTGCATCTGAGGACATACGCACTCCGGTAGGTTTGCTCCCAACCGGAACGCGTCAACGGCGCTCAGGAGGGGAGCCATCGGTTAATTTCCATCTTCATGGCCTGGTCTCTCCGAACGTCAGTCTTCTTCTGTTGTTAGCTGCCGTCGCGCACCGCGAGATAGAGCAGCCCATACCAAAGGTCGCTATTGGCTATCAACGGCGATGTGTTGTCTATCCACAATTTTGACGGTTGTGCGCCGAAATTCCTTGCTCGTTCTTATGACGTACCTCCCATGTTCCGGCTGTGATGCGAGTCTGCCGCAGTCAAGCGCGCTTGCCGAACAGCACAACCTTGCCGGCTAATTTGCCCGCCACGATGCGCTCGACGTGCCTTGCCCAGGCGTCCATCAGCCGGCGCCGCTCTGCGAGGTACAGCGCTTTGTTGTAAGTCTGGCTGACCTTATTGCCGACGAGATGGCCCAGCGCGCTTTCGATGACGTGCGGCGGCGCCATGCCTTGCTCGTTCGCATGCGTCGAGAACGAACGCCGCAGGTCGTGCAGCGTCCAATGGGGAACATCCGGCAGCTTCGCCCGCAGGTCGTCCATGTATCGCGATGCCGAGTAGGTGCCGAATAAACGATCCTGCTCAGCGATCGCCGGCACGCTCTTTAGGATGGCGAGCGCCGGGGCGCTGAGGCAAATCAGAAATGGCTTGCCGATCTTCACGCGCTCCGCCGGCAGGTCCAGCATCCGCTCGTCAAGTTTCACCTCCGGCCAGACGAGCCCGCAGATTTCGTTTTTCCTGGCTCCGGTGAGCATCAGCAGGCGCACAGCCTTGCCGAATAGGCTCCCGTCGTCGGCCGCCTTCCACACCGCCGCCAGCTCGTTCTCGGTCAGCACGCGGTCACGGCTCGCTGAGGGCGCCCTGTTGCGGATCTCGGCGCACGGGTTCGCATCGAGATAGCCCCTGTCCATGGCCCAGTGGCAGAGCGAGCTGAGCACGGTCTTTGCCCGGTCAGCCGTGACGGCGCCCCGGCTCTCCTTCAGCTCGTCGACGATTGGCACGATGTCCTTGCGGGTCACCTCCTGCAGAGGGCGTTTGTGCAACGCTTGCCAGTAGGCTCCTTTGAGGTAGAGCCTGGAGATGTAAAGACTACGCTCGCGCAGCTCGGCCGCGCGATCCTTCAGGTACGGCTCCACCAGATCGCCTAGCGTCTTCGGCCTTGGCTTGGCGCGCTCCGCTCGCTGCTCTGCCAGCGTATCGGTGCCGAGCTTCGCCTTGGCGCGCGTCAGCTCAGCCAGGTCGCGCATTTGATCCACGTTGCCGACGGTCACGACGCCCAGCGTCATGCGGCGCTGCCTGCCGCCAATCGCGTATTTGACGAACCAGACGGCGGGAGCCCCGGTCTTGTAGGTGCGCATCCCGAAGCCGGGGTGCCTGGCGTCGAAGTAGATCGCGTCAGCCTTCCGCCTAATGAGCTTTTCCACTGTTTCTTTATTGAAGGTCGCCGTTGCCAT